GAACATCACATACCTCGGCTTTGGTCTGATGGCTGAGGCGGGTGAAGTGGCGGACAAGATAGCAAAGGCCGTGCGCCGCGGCGAAATCGAAATCAACAACAACGAGATTTTCTTTGTCCGTGGGAACTGCTTTCAATTCACCGACGGCCTTGTGTCCGAACTCGGCGACGTCCTTTGGTTCGTCGCAATGCTGGCGCGGCACCTCGGCGTTAGTCTCGAAGAGGTTATGCGCCGCAATCTCGACAAACTCGCCGACCGACAAAACCGCGGCGTGATAATCGGGGACGGCGATAAGCGATGAGCACGTAGTTACGACGCAGTTACATAGAAATCACACAGAAGAGCCCCGCGAATGCGGCAAATTCGTGTTCGCGGGGACTCTCACAGTTACATCCCGATTACATGAAACAATACATCGACCTACTCGACCACATCATAGCAAACGGCGTGCACAAAGGCGACCGAACGGGAACGGGAACGCGCTCCGTGTTCGGCTACCAAATGCGATTTAACCTCGCCAACGGATTCCCATTGCTCACCACGAAGAAACTGCACTTCAAAAGTATTGTCTACGAGTTGCTGTGGTTCATTCGCGGAGATACATACATCGATTACCTACACGAGCACGGCGTGCACATTTGGGACGAATGGGCGGACAGGTACGGAAGACTCGGCGAAATTTACGGCTACCAGTGGCGCAAGTGGCCTACTTCATACGGTGGGCATATTGACCAACTCGACCGCGTTGTGCGCGAAATCAAGACGAACCCCAACAGCCGCCGACTCGTAGTGAGCGCGTGGAACGTCGAATCGTTGGACAAAATGGCGCTTCCGCCGTGCCACCTTCTCTTTCAGTTCTACGTATCGGAAGGCCGCCTCTCGTTGCAACTCTACCAGCGAAGTGCCGACGTGTTCCTCGGCTTGCCTTTCAATATCGCATCCTACGCGCTGCTCACGCACATGGTGGCGCAGATTTGCGACCTCGAAGTCGGCGATCTCATTATATCGATCGGCGACGCGCATCTTTACGTCGACCACATCGAGCAGGCGAACTTACAGCGCCACCGCACACCGCGTTTTCGCCCCACGTTGCGACTCAACCCCGAAGTGCGCGATCTCTATGCCTTTCGATTCGAGGACATCACGCTCGAGGGCTACAATCCCTACCCACACATCAAGGCGAGAGTATCAGTTTAGCAAGCGTTTGCCCCTCATTTCGGGGGCAACGCTTTGCGCGTTTACACACCAGATTGACACTGGGTGTCACAGATGAAAGTTTTTTTGTACCTTTGTCGGAACACAACACAGAACTATGGAACTAACAGAAATGCCGTCGAAGACGACGACTGAGCCCCATAAATCACACAGAACCATAAACACGAAACTATGAGCTTACCCCAAGACCGCCGAAGACGGCAACTTAAAACCGCACGGCTCGATATCATTGCAGAACTATACAAACGAGGATACAGCCTGCGAAAAATAACAGAAGAGGTGAAACGACGACTAAACATTCCGAAGCTCGCCGTATCGACCACATACAACGACGTGCAGACGCTGCTCAAAGAGTGGAGAGAAAGCCGTATCGAAAACATCGACCAAGCCCTGCAACTCGAGCTCGAACGCATCGACGACACCACGGCCGAACTTTGGGAGCAGTGGGACAAGTCGAAAGAAGAAGCACAAAAGACCACTACCACACGAAGCGGACGAATCAAAGGGAAAGGGAACGCAGGCATCGAAACCGACGCCGTTTCAGAAAGCCGAACCAACGTCGGAGGACTCGGAAACCCTGCCTACATCGCCGAAATTCGACAGCAGCTCATCGAACGACGAAAACTCCTCGGCTTGTACGCCCCCGAAGCACGACAAGTCAAAGGCGAAGTGACCGTGCATCGTCCGCCCTGCGAGATGAGCACCGAGGAACTCGAAGCCGAAATCGCCGCACTCAAACTCGAGCGATAAAATGAATGAAGAAAGACTACACGAACTCGAGCGCGAAGTCCTGCGGCGAAAGGCTGTGCAGTCTTTCCCCCATTTCCTCGACTACACCGACCCAAATTACTCGCGACAATGGTTTCACACGCTCATTGCCGAGAAATGCCAAGATCTCCTGCTCGGAAGACTCCCGACCGACCGCCTTATGGTCTTCGTCCCACCGCAGCACGGGAAAGCACTCGAAGAGCACACCCCCGTTCTTACCACGCAAGGTTGGAAGACGCACGGCTCTTTACAGTCGGGGGACTATGTTTTCGGTGCGGACGGCCATCCACGTCGTGTGCTCGCTAATTCGGGAACATACCTTTGGCCGTGCCAACGCATCGAGTTTGCCGGTGGCGTGTCACTGCTCGCCGCCCCGCAGCACGAATGGCAGATCTACTCCGACCATGACGACCACAAGGGGAGAGTCCTCGAACGGGTGGAAACACAACAGATTTTCGTTCGAAGACATAGGAGGAAACCTTACATTCCGGCCGACGCTGTTTTGCAGAACGCAGAGACAGAACTCCCCTTTGACCCTTATATTCTCGGGTTGTGGCTCGGTGACGGCATCAAGAAACAAGGCACAATCGTTTCGGGGGATGAAGACATCGCCTACTATCGCTCGATTGCTTTGGGGCATATCACGTTGGCGAGCAAAGGATATTGGCGCATTCGCGTGGAAGGGCTATTCAAAGCCACACGTCTCCTCGGGCTGCGCCGCGAAAAACATATCCCGATGGTCTATCTTTTGGCCGACGCGTCGTCTCGATGGGCTTTGCTGCAGGGACTTATGGACTCCGACGGAACGTGCGACACACGAGGAAATTGCGAGTTTGCACAAAAACGAGGACGACTGGCGGAGGACGTTTATACACTTCTGCGCTCTCTTGGCATCAAAGCGAGAAAGCGCCACTATCGCGCCAAACTCTATGGCAAGGACTGTGGCGAAAAAACGCGCATCCTTTTCAATCCCGACCGAACGCAAACCATCTTTCGCAATCCACGTAAGCAGAATCGCCTATCTAACAAGACCGCGAACGATCGCGACGACAAAAAGCGATTTTTCATCGAGCGTGTTGTTAACGTTGAGCCCCGACGTGTGAATTGCATTGAAGTCGAAGGCGGAATGTATCTCGCAGGGCGTGATCTCATCCCCACGCACAACAGCGAGATCGTATCTCGCAAGTTCCCGGCGTGGGCTTTGGGCTACAATCCGAAGCTGAAAATCGTCGGCGTGTCCTATGCGGCAAATCTCGCACAAGGCTTTTCGCGTTCCATACAGCGCACGATCGACAGCCTCGAATACAAAGAGGTGTTCCCCGCCACGTTTCTCAATTCGCCGAACGTATCGACCGACGCAAAGCGCGGCTATCTGCGCAACATTGACATCTTCGAGACCGTCGGGCACGGGGGCTTTTATCGCGCCGTCGGTGTGGGCGGCGGTTTGACGGGTACGCCCGTCGATCTCGGCATCATCGACGACCCCGTGAAAGACGCACTCGAAGCCGCGTCGCAGACATATCGCGACCGCGTGTGGGAGTGGTACACCGACGTTTTTCTCACTCGTCTGCACAACAACTCGAAGCAGTGTCTGATTATGACGCGCTGGCACGAAGACGATCTCGCCGGGCGTTTGCTGCGCACCGAGCCCGAGAAGTGGACGGTGATCCGCATTCCCGCCATTCGCGAAGATATGGACTTCGCCGACGACCCGCGAGAAATCGGCGAGGCCTTGTGGGAGGAGAAGCACAGTGCCGAGCGTCTGCGCGAAGCTGAAAAACGCTCTCCACGCACTTTCGCCGCGCTCGATCAGCAGCGCCCCTCGGTCGAAGGCGGCAACATCATCAAGCGCGAATGGTTCGGCACGATCTCGCAAGCCGATTTTGCGCGCATCGCGAAGAAAGCCGCCCCGGTGTTCTTCATCGACACGGCCTACACAGACAAGACGACGAACGACCCGTCGGGCATTATCGCTACCTGCAAAGTGGGCAACGACCTCTACATCACCCACGGCCAAAAGATGCACATGAAGTTTCCCGACCTCCTGCGCTTTATCCCCTCTTATGTGGAGACGCACGGCTACACGTCGCGCAGTTCGATTCGCATCGAGCCGAAGGCAAACGGCCTTTCGGTCATCGATCAGTTGAAAGAGTCTACAGATTTGAACGTGACGAAAACCCCGACCCCGAAGGACAGTAAAGAAACGCGCTTGAACGCCGTTTCGCCGATTGTGGAGTGCGGCCGCGTTATTCTCGTCGACGGCGTGTGGACGGAGGGCTTCATCGAGGAGGTTTGCGGTTTTCCCTCGAAGCCGCACGACGAATATGTGGACGTGCTGTGCTACGCCATCGGGCATCACCTCGGCCACTCAAGCCGCGCAATCGACCGCGAGAGCATTGCGCGCATGGTATTCTAAAAACAGCATAGTTTTATATTGTGAAGCCCTCTTTCGTCGGGAGACGCGAGTGGGCAAAAGGCCGCGGAAAGCCGTGCACCGGCATTCGCTCGGAAGGGGCGACGCATCCCGAAGCGGTTCGATTCCGCTCGCGGCCGCGCATTTTGATCAAAAACAAGGGACGTTTCGCTCAAAAGTTGGGGCGTTTCGTCCGAAAGTCCCCAAGATTTCAAACACAGAAACTATGGATATTCGCGAAATCCTCGAATCGTCGATGACAGAAGACGAAAAAATCGCCGCTCTGAGTGAAAAGCTGCTCAACATTCCGCCCTGGAGCGGCGCACTCGGGCTGGTCAGCGCCTACGACCCGAACCTTCATCCCGTGGCCGACAAAAGGCTCTATCCCGACATCGTGACGGAACACGGCGTGCAGCCCGTTACGCGCATTACACTCGACTTCCAGCGGCTCGCCGTTCGCCGTATGGCCGAATTGGTGTGCGGCATTCCCGTGAAACGTGTGTACAAGCCGACGAACGATAAGGAGAAGGAGGTGGCGACGTTCATCGAATCGGTATACGAGCGCAACCGCATCGACTCTTTGAACATCGAACGCTGCAATCTCCTCTTTTCCTGCTGCGAGGTGCTCACGCTGTGGTATGCCATCGAAGATCCCAACACGGCCTACGGGGTGAAAAGCCCGATCAAACTGCGGGCAAAGAATTTCGCCCCCTCGCTGGGCGATCGGCTCTTTCCTTACTTCGACGAATACGGCGACATGGCGGCAATGAGCGTTTCTTTCACCCGAAGGAAAGGGCGCGAGAACGTACAGTATTTCGAGACGTTCACGGCCGACCGACACATTCGCTGGAGCAACTCGTCGGGCGAATGGGCGGTGGAGAGCGACGAGCGCATCACCCTCGGCAAGATACCGGCCATCTATATGCACCGCCCCTCGCCGATATGGGAGGACACGTCAAACACAATCTACGAAATCGAGTGGGCGCTGTCGCGCAACGGCAACTATCTGCGCAAGAACTCAAAACCGCTCTTCGGGGTGTTCTCCGACGAGATGATCGACTACGGGAAAGACGCGGACGGCCGTCGGGGTGCGAGCAGTGACGCGCTCGGCGTGCTGCAATTCCCGAAGGACAGCACGGCGCAATACATCACCTGGACGCAGCCGGTCGAAAATCTCAAGTTCTACATCGAGCAACTCCGCTCGCTCTTCTTCACCCAGTTGCAACTTCCCGATTGGAGCTACGAGAAAATCAGTCAACAGGCCATCTCGGGCGAGAGCCGCAAGCAAATGTTCATCGACGCGCATTTGAAGGTGAAAGACGAGAGCGGCCGTTTGCAGGAGTTCTTCGACCGCGAAATGAACGTGATTAAGGCTTTTGCCCGTGTGATCCTCGGTTCGGGCTATGCGGAGGCCGTCGATGCTTTGGCCGTCGAACATCTCATCACGCCCTTTGCCATCACGGACGAAGCCGACACGATAAAGAACCTCGTGGCCGCCAACGGGGGCAAGGCGATCATCTCACAACGCGAGAGCGTGGAACTCTACGGACACAGCAAGGACGTAGACCAGACGATGAAGGAAATTGCCGACGAGAACGCCGTCGACGTGTTCCACCCCGAATCGGGATTCTAACAACGCAAAACCATGCCGAAGAAACTAACGTACGAGCAAAAGCACCTCCGCAATCTCCTGCGGTTGGAAAAGCGCATCGACAAACTCTTTCAAGAAGCCGCCGCGCGTGTGGCGCACTTGTCGGAGAGCGTCGAGGGCTTTTCGGCCGACGACGTTTTCACGTTCGACAAATACCCCTACCTGCGTAACCGCGCCAACAAGCTGGTGGCGGAACTCAACAACGCCGTGGAGACTACAATCTTCGACGGCGTGCGCTTGGAGTGGGATTTGGCGAACGAGAAAAACGATACGCTCGCACGTTCAGTTCTCGGCTCGGCGGTGGAGCATCTCGACGGCACGACGCGCCGCCGATACTTCGCCACGAATACCGGTGCGTGTGAAGCCTTTCTCGCGCGCCGCGAACGTGGGCTCAATCTTTCGGAGCGTGTGTGGAACTTGTCGAAGCAGTTTAAGGAAGAAATGGAAATGGGACTGGATCTCGGTTTGCGCGACGGCGTTTCGGCCGTTGAGATGAGCCGCACGCTCCGCCGCTATCTTCAGAACCCGACGGCGTTGTTTCGTCGTGTGCGCGACGAGCACGGCATTCTGCATCTTTCGCAACGCGCGGCGGCCTATCACCCCGGGCGCGGTGTCTATCGTTCGGCCTACAAGAACGCGCGGCGTTTGACGGCGACGGAGGTAAACATCGCCTATCGAACGGCCGACCATCTGCGCATGCAAGATCTTGATTTCGTCGTCGGGGTGGAGATCCAGCTTTCGGAGAACCACACATGCCTCGGGGCGGACGGCAAGCCGCATCGCTTTCACGACATTTGCGACGATCTGAAGGGGAAATATCCGAAGACGTTTAAGTTCACGGGCTGGCATCCGCATTGCCGTTGTTACGCCACGCCGATATTGAAGACGGAGGAGGAGTTCGACGCGGACACGCAGCGCATTCTTCAAGGAGAAGAGCCTACGGAGGGGAGCGAGAATGCGGTGGACGAGTTGCCCGACGAGTTCAAAGCCTGGGCGAAGGAGAACGAGCCTCGGCTCGAAGCGGCGAAAGCTCGCGGCACGCTCCCGTATTTCGTTCGCGACAACGATGCGCTCATCGGCGGGGCGTTTGCGCCGAAGAAAAAAACGCCCCCCGAAATTGCCGAGGAGCGCCATGCGAAGCGTACGAAAGAAGAGGAGGACGCGATCCGCCAACGCTGGGCGGCTCGTGCGAAGGAACACGCGGAGGTGAAGAGCGCGGCGGCCGAAACGATCAAAACGGCGGCCGACTTCGGGGAAATCGACGCGGCGGGCTTGGCGCAGGCCGTCGAATCGGGACAAATCGCGAAGATCAAAGCGGAGACGACGAAGTTGCAAAGCGCGATCGAGGAAATGAAGAAGGCCGAAGACGAACTCTCCGACCTAATTCCCGATGCGCATAAGTGGCACAAGGAGTTCACTCTCGAGGAACTGAAAAGCACCCACGCGGCGGTGCAAAAGAAACTCGCTACCTTTGAGGGCATGTCTCTGGAGGAGCAGGCCGACGTGTTGAAGTTTGAAGCGAAATGGGTTGCCGACAAGAAGAAGTATTCGACGTGGAAGGTGGCCGAAAGTGCATACAAGAACCAATACGAGGGTGTGCTCGAAAAGGTGGAATGGCAGAAGGTGAGCGTGCATCTCGATGAACTTTCGTCATTCAAAACGAAGTCCCCGATCTTCAAGCAGGCCATCGCAGACGCAAAGGCGGCGCAAGAGAAGGGGGACATCGCGAAGGCGAAGGAAGCTATAGAAATAGCGGAAAAGAAGCGCGCGGAACTCGAGAAGAAGAAACAAACCTCTAAATCTTCGTCGGGAACGTGGACTGTGAACAACACACCGCAGAAGGGGCATGTCGTGACGGTTTTTCCTACAGAAGAATCTAAGAAAGCGAAGATAAGAGAGCTAACGGGAGTTTCCGACGAGCGGAAGATAGACGACTACTACAAGGCGGCTTATGGTTTCTCGTATCAATGGGACTACGAGATAAGAAGATACCAAAGCGGATTATTAGACCACACTTTTGTTTCAAGGCATGGGCATTCTTACGAAGAGATTAAGAAACGAGCCGAAGATCTTGAAGAATGGATCGACAGAAGCCCGAAATGGGATGGCGGAACCTCCTATCGCGGAATGTGCTTAAGCAGTAAACAACTGAACAGTCTTGTCGACTCTTTGAAAAGCGACGAAGGGGCAGGTATGTTAGGCGCATCGTCTTGGAGTACAAGCAAAGATATGGCACAAGCTTTTTCAGAGCATGGTCTCTATGACCCGATTACGGACTATGAGTACAAAACGCAACGTGTTGTTCTAATTGCGAGAAAGCAAAAGAACGCGACGAGTCTGCAGTATCTTTCCGAATTCCAATATGAATGTGAGGTTATATCTTCTAATAGGAATCGATACAAGCTGATAGGAATCCGAGAAGAGGACGGATATGTCTACATCGAAGTTGAGCCGAAATAAATGCGGAGTGTGTTGTTAACGAACCCCTTAATAACGTATTCATTCCCGCAATCCTCACTCTTTGTAAAGTAGGAAAAAAGGAATGCGATCAGTACGTCGGAGGCCTTTCCTTCCCATACTGATCTAAACTTCGTTACTCCCGTATCTTCGAGAAGTTGTAGATTTTCGTCTTTATATTGATCATAACATCTTACAAAAAAGTCCTCCGCTATCCAAAACAGCATCCCAAGTTTGACGCTTTTAATCGAGTCTGGGCACTCTTCCTCCCCTTTGTAGTACCTACATTGCTTGATTAGCTCTTCTTTTTTCATCATAATACGAAAAATGTTAGTATGCAAAGTTACCCGTTTTTGACCGCATTTTATCATCTAACAGCGTTAAAAATGCTCTAAAACGAGGGAAACGTACCGAAAGCGTACAAATACGTACAATTACGTTACATTTGGCGTGTTTCACCGAAGTATATGCCAATCAAAAAGAAAATACTACCTTTGTCGAAACACAAAAACTATAAATAGCATGCACAAAATAGCTTTGGACGCGCTGAAGACCCGATTTGAGGGGATCAGCGAATCCGTACTCGACAGAATGGCGAAGAAAATCGCCAAAACTGCCACCACCGCCGAAGAAGTAAAATCCACTGTGGAGGAGGTTACGATTCAGCAAATCATCGATGCCGAAGGCGACCGCCGCGCGACCGATGCTCAAAAGACCGCCGTGGCCAACTACGAGCGGAAACACGGATTGAAGGACGGAAAGACGATCGAGCCGTCCGACCCGAACGAGCCAACGGACACGCCCGACGTGAAAGTCCCCGAAGACATGCCGCAATGGGCGAAAGCAATCGTCGAGACGAACGCGAAACTGCAACAGCAACTCTCGGCGATGAGTTCGGAGCGCATCACGAACGACCGAAAACAACAACTCTCGGCCGTCATCGAACAACTCCCCGAACATCTGCAAAAGCCCTACGCCCGTATGAAACTCGACGGCCTTTCGGACGAGGAGTTCAAAACGACACTGGAAGACGTGAAGACCGAAGTCGGGGGGATCGTCGACAATCTCAAACAAAGCGGACTTGTCTTTGCCCGTCCTTTGGCCGGAGAAAGCAAGGGCGCTCAAGAACTCTCCAAGGCGCAGCTGGAAGCAATCACGCACCGGGACGGCACAGCGTCGAAAGACGATCAGCCGTTCTAACAAAAACACACCCTCACAGAACACAGAAAAAACTAAACCAAAATGGGTATGACAGTAAAACGGCGCAAAGACCAGGCGGTGCCTCGCGTCTTTGTGCACAAGGTAGCCGACATTCCGGGCGGCGTATCGGTCAAGACCTCGGAACTCGGCGGCGATTTCCTTTTTGAAGGTACGCCCCTCAGCGCTCCCGACGACGGCATTTGCCACGTCGTGAAGCAGGCCGTCGTATCGGCAAAGGTAGAAGCGTCGGGCACGAAGGTGAAAGTGAAGAAAGGCCACCACTTCAAAGTCGACGACGTGCTGCTCCTCAAGGTGGGCGGCAAAGCGTCGAAGATTACGGAAATCGACACCTCGACGAAAGACACCGACACGTTGACGCTTTCGGCCGCTATCGGAGAAATCCCCGTGTTGTCTGTTGTCGCCGAAGCGAAGGCCGAAACGACAGGAGACGACGCGGAATTGAAACACATCCCCCTTTCCCTTTCGGGCAGAGGTCGCCCCGTCGTGCAAGGTGACAACCTCGACACGGATGCGTGGATGATCGGCACGACACACGGCGCAACGCTTCACCCCGACGTGGAAAAACTCCTCAAGGGCATTGTCAACTATTAAATCTAAAATCCGATGATTACAGATACTTTGATTCAAGGCCTCACACAGCAGATGGTGCAGGCGCGTGTCAACAGCGTCGACGTTCGTCCATTTCAGTTCGCTACGCTCTTTCCCGTTCGCCGTGTCAACGGCTTTACGTGGAGTACGATCAGCAACCAACTCGGGCGCAAGAACGTGGCCGCCGACATTCACTCGGACAACAGTACAACCGTGCGCAAGCGTCGCCCGATGTTCGAGAGTGCGAAGGGCGACATTCCGTTTATCTCGATCAGTCGTGAACTCACACGCTCGGAGTTGAAGGAGTTCCAAGTGGCGTACGCTCTCGCCAAATCCCCCGACGCGGCGCAACTCGTGCAGTATTGGGGTGCCGATGTGGACTTCTGCTTCAACGGCGTGCAAAGCGAGTTGGAGTACATCGCGTTGAAACTCGTATCCAACGCCGGCACGCTCGCGTTCAACACCACGACGAACGCCACGATGGCGAACGAGTTCAACCTCGACTACGATGTGGACGAGGATCTCAAGATGAAGACCTCGACGAATTGGGGCGACGCGTCGAACGCCGACATTATCGGCGATTTGAGGGGAGCCGTAAAA